GCATTGCTTACTGATGGTAAGGTAACGTTTATGTATAACCCTAATAAGGTGACTACTTCTCATAAGCCTTCCTATCAATTTAATGTAGGCATTACAGGCAATCAGGCATTCGCGCAATACGGCTCAATGTCGCCTCAAGTTATATCCTTCTCGCTATTCTTAAGGAGCAAGAGGTTTTTTACACTCACCGACGATAACGCAGACATCACTGAGGAGATTCAGAGCCTTAATTATTTAGCTACACCGCTCGACAGCAATCAAGGGCCTCCAATGGCTTATTTATATCTAGGAAACTTAGTGCCGACTTTGGCGTACTCAGGTGTAGATAATACTGATCGCACTGTTACGGGCGTAGTATCTTCGCTAAACGTCACAATATCTCATATGAGTAGAAGCCTTTATCCCACACAAGCAAGCGTAAATCTTGACTTTACGATCTCTAGGAGAAAGCTATGAGCGTCCAACACGAAGATTCAAGATATATGCAACAGGACTTTATAAACCACTTTGTCCTTGTTCAGCGTAACCCGATGCGAATAAGGACTGATGTTGTTCCGTCGTCAAGGACGTTCCTGAACGCGCCTACGGGAAGGACGTACACATGTATTGAGGGCGAAAAATTTAGAGATGTCTCCTTTAACGTCTACGGCGAGGAGCACTATTGGTGGGCTATCGCGGATGCAAACCAAAACATTGATCTTAATGAGGGCTTGTTTGGACTAAGCGCGGGGGTGATTATCGTCGTACCTGATAAAAGCGAGTTCCTGTTATGAGAGAGCTTGATATTTTCTCTTCGGATACATTATTAGAGGCCACTCCCTTTCTCGAGGTGGAGGTAGTATCGTCACGCGACAGCGGAACGCCTATTGGCGTTCTGCCTCAGACGCTTAGAGATCGTATTGTGTCATTCAAAATGATTTTTGAACGCAAGAAGCGCCCAAAGGTCTCAATTAGCTTCTTCTTCGAGGATTACCAAACAGCTGATCCCCTAGAATACGCGAATTTTACTAATACCTTCGCGGACTCTGCCATAAGAATTGATCCCGCCTCTATGAAGGTCGGGTCTGATATACTCAATAATTTCATGCCCTTAGACTCTCGCGTAAAATTTAAAGCGGGCTATATCTCGTCATTCAGACAATTCGGGCCATTTGATGTTGTAGAGCACGATGTTCGCTACCGAAAGGGCGGCTCTGAGGTTAACATTGAGCTCCAGATGTTTGGAAGATCTCGCGGAACATCTGTGCAAGAGGTGTTCTCATCAGGCAGTCTTTATGATGCTGTTGTACAGCTATGTAACCGCGATGGGATAGAGCTTGCTTTCACAAATGTTGATCTACGAAAGCATTTAGAGGAAGGTATAAAGCCCGACGACTACTACTTTGGGGATGATGCTGACTCGCAAGCTTCGGCTAAGGCAGATAATGCTTATAACCTCGATAAGATCCTTACATTAAGCCCCGACTCTCCCTTAGTTATTCAGCCCACCGCGACGCTTATTGGCGAGCTACATAGGATTTTTTTAAATCTTGGGTTAAGCATTGGCACTGATTCTAGGGGCAGATTAGATGTAACAAACATCTTTAATACCGCAAAGAAACCGCTTGTGCGCCTCGTTTACGGCAAGGACTTGAATTTAAACGGCACTATTTATCGACCAAACGTCTCAGACATTAACTTTGAGGTTTCCAAGCCTAAGATGACTTACCTAAGAAAGCTCGTCGAACAGGCTGTATCTAAATCTGTCGGGAAAAAGGGTCGCGTTAACGGCAGAAAGATAGGAACTCAAATACCTGCTGCTCAGGCAAGCTCAGAAGACGGGGAAGGTTCAAACACCCCAGGCGGTTCTACCTCAACTCCATCTACTAAATATGAGATAGATCGGAGAAAGTATTTAGGCACTGTTGTTGGCAGACGCAGAGCAAAAGGTGAGATTCTTTCTGCGACTGTTAAGCTTATGACAGGCACACCGCTCGTGACTACACTCATGCCGGTTGAAATCAAATTAGACAGCACGTATTACAGCGGGAAATACATAATCGACAAGGTTACACACGTATTCAATACTAGGGGCTTCAACACATCGCTTAAGATTATTCGACCACCCAAGAAGAGTGGTAAGAAGAAAAGCAAAGGCGGTGTTAAGAGCACCGTTAACGGCAGAAATTTGGGAACTCAGATTCCCGTATCTCAGCCTAGCTCGACTGTATCAACACCAACACCTCAAGGCGGTACTGCATCTACTTCGGGTAATCAGGTTGCACTCCCGCCTCAGCCAAAGGCTAAAAGTAAGCAACCTCTTACGAGGCGAGAGAGGGATGCTGCGCGACGAGCGAAGATGCAAGAAGCGTATGAAAAGAAGAAAAAAGAAGCTCAGGCTAAATAAGGATTAACGATGTACGGACCACTTGAGATATTAGGTACACTAGAGGGAAAATTATTTGGACTGCATGCGGCTGTCGTAAAGGATATTGATGATCCGATGCGCTTAGGCAGGATTAGAGTTGAATGCATCTCTGCGTATGGTGCGTCACTTTCTCCGTGGTCAAGACCCTGTTTCCCCTTTGGCTTAGGAGTAGGTACAGGCTCAATCTCTAATCCACCAACGGATAGCTATGTATGGATTAGCTTTGAGGAGGGAGACGTAACCGCGCCTATATACGTGGGTGGTTATGCTTTAGCTGCGGATCTTGGTAAACCTTCAGATGGATCTATTGTAGAGGAATCTGAGGCTCATCAAGGAAACAACTCACCTCTGCCTGTTCATGCACAGGGTTTACCGAACGGGAGTGATCTTGAGGGATGCGTTCGAAACTTTAGGAACATACCGCCTTCAGACTTCCGCGGTCAATACGGCAAGGTAAACACTACGCGAACGCAATCGGGTCATGTAATAGAGCTTGACGACACTGAGGGTGCAGAGCGTATTTTTATTCATCATGGCCCATCGGGGTCTTATTATGAAATACGTCGAGATGGCTCTATAACGGAAGTAACAGAGGGCACTAAGGCGATCTATACGGGAGCCATGACTGCGACGCACACAGGCCAATCTGATACCGTATACGACGATAGCGTGACTGAATCTTTTGGAGGCGATTACTCAGCTCTGTTTGTTTCTAAATATCGCGTTAATTTTGATCTTGAAGATGAATCAAAGGTATCTGTTGAATCGGGTTCACTTACGGCTTCAATGAATGATGTTTCTCTGGAGTCTAGGGGCTCGATATCTGCGTCTGCCTTAAGCTTCATTGATTTTAGCGCAGGAGACAACATATTGATAACGAGTGGTGGAGATCGCGCGGATCTGTCCGTTGCATCGCACAAGATGATTGCGCTTAATGGCTATGATCCTTCAGGTCTAGGCATGGGTATTGATATGTCATCACAGGGTGGAGGTTTCTCGCTTGTTAGCTCTGATAAAGCGGGTTTATCTGCTGTGGGTATAGAGGCTGTTCAATCGACGGGTGATGTCATTTTGGGTGACCTTACGCTCCCTTCAGCTGTTAGGAGATCAATCCCGATCATACCAACTCAGAAAGAGGGCGTTGTTATGGGTACTCAGCTTCAATTAGCTTTAGCGGGGCTTGTGGGTATATTTGAATCCTATGCGGGGATGCTCTCAAGCGGAGGAACTACTCCAGGGTTTGGCGCTCCTAATCCTGTATTAGCGTCTGCAAATGTTGCTTTGGCGACTTCGTTGACATCATGGGCGGCAACATACGCCTCTCCGCAGGCTCCGAGAGCGCAACCGATCTATGCGAGCGATACTGTGTTCGTGAGCAAGTGACTTGTAGAAAACTATGGAGAAACTTATATGCCAACATTAGCGGACAAACTTCAAGAAGCAGATATGCAGAGTGTAGGACAAGAAATACCGAATACTAGCCCTGCATATAAGGTTATAAGACGGCATGCGGAGGATTACGCGCAGGCAATTCACGAAGAATTTGCCAATACAAGCTCTGATGAAGGGACAATCGTCAATAACATACAACAGGGTGTAGATATTGATCTCTCTTTAGCCTCTAATGGGGATATTCTTACGGTTCAGAATGGGAACATAAGATTTACTGATCCATCACAGCTAACGGATCATACCCATCAAGATCCTGAGATACCTACGCCTTCTTTAATTAGAAATGCATCAAACGCTACGAGAGTTGATGCAAGTGGTAATGAGATCTCTTTAACCACTAACGCCTCTCAGCGTTTTAATATCAATGGTGATGGCCACTTCCTACCGGCTTTAAACGCGCAATATGACATAGGTAGCGCTGATCAGAAGATTCGCAATCTATTCCTTAGCGCCAATTCTCTTTATCTAGGCGACGACCATCTGTTTACACAACAGAACAGGCCTTACTTTAATACTGAGGCTATTGACCGACAGGTCTACACGTGGAGCGCCTCTTACGAGCCTGATTTTGGTCAACTATCATTCCTCTTAGACTTTGCGGGAGGCGCTCGATATCAAATCGCGCACAGGCATTGTAGAGTCAAATCTATAGGTGTTTGGGCATTGGCTAAAGACGACAAGGAGTCTGATATCACAGTAGCGATTAATTATGGAGATACAGGAGTAGATGACACGTCGTCTTTCAGTTTTTCCGTTACGGACTTTTACAAATCTGTGTTCCCCCCTAGCAAGGATATTATACTGATTAAGAGTCATCTTATCTCTATACAAGCGTCTTGTACTACTGAGATTGACTCTATAGGGATTTCGCTTGTTCTGGAGGAGATAACAGGTTAAAAAATAAATTTGCTAAGATTTATAGACCTTGCTATAATATATTCATCGTTTGATCTAAACACCTAAAACAACTCGTAAATGATCAAATACACCACCCAATCTCAACGGAGATCAACATATGGCAAGCAACCGATTTGATTCACGAGGGTCGCGCACGCGCTCAGGCTCTCGTCTTAACTTGCGGAGCACTTACGGCAATCTTGTGCATTGCGAGAGGAACAATAAAAAGAAGAGCAATCGCGCGTATAATAAGGCCCAACTTCGCCTGAGCACCGTTGATTTTGAATCAAAGACCCTTAAATGGGATTTCACATAAGGACACAGCAATGACACAGCAATACGACCTTGAGCAGAGGATTCTTCCTCTACACGTCACGCCTCATTCATTTAAATATGACTTGAGCGAGACACATAACATTATTATTAACAAGCTACTGCAAGACTCATTTACTGTCGCTGAGCGGTATGCTCTTGCGCCATTCGTAAGAGTCTTAGGTATTCCTGAGCTACAGATGGAAACTTACAAGATTCTTTGGGAGGGTGGCGGTTATGAGGTCAACCGCACCATATTATTATCAATAATTTTCCACACCGAATATGGTGATGCAGAGTTTCGCAAGCTCACAGAGTTAGAGCGCATTGAGATGAGTGATCCTTGGGTTTATCCGATGTTTACAACTCCGCACGTGCACGAAGGGTTCGCAAAGATGGCGCTTAGCTCGCTTGTTGCTTCGACCTCTACGGAACTTCGACCATTACTCGCCAAGCATATGGAATCTATTCGCAAGAATACGGACGCCACTGTTGATATTTATAGTGAGTGCTGGGCTCACGAAAACTTCGCGCTACCCTTCTAAGGAGATACCAATGAAAAGCTATATTGTAGAGACAGACGACGGAGAGATCCGGGTTTCAATAACTTATGTAAAAGATGAGTGGGTCGCTAAGGTTTACAATGAGGATGACGAACTGATCGCTCAGACGCTATTTAGCGAGAAACCAACATTAGATGATGTGAATGACGCACTTTACCTTTGGTGATTGTTGAATATGTGGTGACTTTACGGTAGCCTAAGACTGCTACTGAAAGGACACTACATGACTGATACACGAACAGAGCGAATCAAAGACCTCGACGCTTTAGCCGCAAGGTCAAGCCTAACCTCTGAAGGCTGGGGAGGAGTGGTATCTCCTGAAGACAGCCCCCCAAAAGTTTCCGAAAACTACCCTTCAATATGTAACAGCGAATCTCCGTGGGCTTCAAAAGGGCTCACTGTTGCTGAATACTTCGAGCCTGTAACTGCAACCCTAGCGGGTCTTAATGATGCGCTTAAAGGCGATGACCAAGCTTTGGCTGTATTAAAATCAAAAGAGGTCGTTGATTCTCTAACTCGCGTCGTTTCGGCTGCGGGTTTTGTTGTTTCTGTCAAGGAAATAGCAAAGGTTAATGCGTTGTTAGCTTTGTTAAAGAAAGAAGAGCATGATGCAACAAAGAGATTACAACACTCTAAGCGCTGAGGAAAAAATACGTCTCGCGAATATTCGCGCTAAGCGATTTAGCGTTGGCGCACAAACTGATGATTTAGATCGTCAAGGCTTAGATAAAGATGTGCGCACTCCCGATCAGCTTTGGGAAGACATCAAATCAAACCCCGATCTCTATGGATCTGTGCAAGCGGATTGGAACGTATTTGGCCTCCAAGATTTAGGCGAGGGTCTTGAAGGCGTTAGCGATATCATTGATTCTACATCTACCGCGCTTGATGTAGCTAAGCAGTTCGTAACCATATTAGAATCTGCTATAGACCTCGCGCTCACTCTCGCTATAGAGGGCGCAAACATCCTGAGAGAAGCGTTTACAATCGCTATCTTAGCACTAGAGAGCTTTATTGATCTCTTCGCGTCCACAAGAGTAGCCGCCCTGACAAGCAGGCACATGACGATTAAGACCTCAAAGAGTCTACCCGATTCTCTGATTGAGATCTCAAACTCTTATCAAGACCAAGCAGACCGCTTTAGACCGATTAGCCGTTCTGTAAGTGACGTACACTTGTTTATAGGCTTCTTTGCAACTGCCCCTTCAATAAGCAAACTCACTGAGGCGTTTAGCGTCCTACTCGCCTTAATGCCGGACAGCCAAAAGTTTCTCTTCAATAACATCGACACATATAATGCTATAGAGAGCTACCCTAACTCCATGTTTACTGCGGGTTCCGCGACTGCGCCTAATTGGTCATCGCTATCACTTAATGACATAGAGCCGTTTAAGAAGACAATTAATGGCCTCATTGTTGCCGTTAATGCGTTAAAGGTCGCAATATCGGTCACTGACGCCATGTCTAGGCAAATCGCTCTCGTTAAAAAACGCATAGAGGTAATAGATAGATCTCTTAAGCTCGCGATTACAGCTCTACAGGGGTTTATAGAGATCGCCGAATCTCCGATTCAAAACCTTTTGGTATACGGCACAGGTGATATAGAGTCTGTTTACTCTACTATTTCTAAGGCATCATCTCTAAGTACATATCCCCTGAATCCCGACGTGCCTTTGGAAAAGACTGCGTACTTCGCGCTCCACTTCGTTCTAGGGGCGGGTCGCGCGCTTGACGTTTTAAGGGCGGCTTTTAAAATAAACGATCTTGCAGAGGACTTAGAGTGGGGAGATCGCATCAAAGAGAACAGCGACGCGCGGGCTTTGGCACAAACTAATGCGGCTATATCTTCAACAGACATTAACTATGTCTGGAGAGTAAAGGGTGACACATGATCTCGCAGGTTAAAGGATTGGCATTTCCACTCCGATTTGCCAACAATGGAGGACTCTCTCGCTCAAACGGAGAGGCTAAGATTTTAGATAATGTTAAGAACATCGTGACTACCCGAATAAGGGAGCGATACCTTAACCCTAGCTTTGGCACAAATGTGGCGAGCCATTTGTTTGGGAAGTTGGGTCAAATCCCGCTACCTGTGATGACTTCTGATGTACAGACAGCCATAAGACAGCATGAGCCTCGTATGATACTTCTTGGAATCACGATTGATGAGATCGATGACGTATCAGGAACAAGCCTCAAAATAAACATAAGCTACAAGATTAAATCTTTAGGGTTTATGCCTGAAGTACAAACATCATTCGAGGTCTAATATGCGCTCCATCAACTCAACAACATTAAGTGGTCTACCGTTTCAACTAGACACTACATCAAGAGACTACACATCTTTAAGGGATGCTCTTATTCGTTTTATTACGGATATAACGCCTGAATGGACAGATCGCTCATCAGGCGATTTAGGTATGAACTTATTGGAGGTCATGGCCTATATTGGGGATACGCTTAACTACCATATAGACCGCGCCCAAAACGAGAGCTATCTATCAACAGCTCAAGAGCTCCAAAACGTTAAAGCTCTATTAGAGCTTATTGGCTATCAAATGTCTACAGGCGCGGGATCCACTGTGCCTTTATGCGTGGTGTGTGATGATGCTGTTACCTTACCTGTAGGAACAGTAATCAAAGCGCCGGGGATCACGGGCCAATTTGAATTAATTCGGCCTGTATTTCTGCCCGCTGCGGGCATCTACGCGCCATCCTCAGTAATCGCGATCACCCAAGAGGGTCTTGGGGGCTTACCTGTGGTCGCTAATGACGACTTAGTAGGATACTTTGGGAATACCATTGAAGAGACTATTGGGGCTTCAAACGGACGTGCATTTCAGGAATTCACCTTATCACATTCAGACGTATCCTTCTCATCAGTTTCGCCTCTATACCTAGAGATCGATGGAGAGATTTATCAGCCTGTCTCATCTTTCCTTGACTCTGAGCCTGATACTGCTGTTTTCATATATCGGATCAACGCGGAGGGCCTTGTCTCTGTCCGATTTGGAGACGGCATCTCGGGTAAAATACCGCCTATAAACCAAGACATCGAGGCATACTACCGAACAGGATCGGGAGTCGAATCCAACTCATTTGGCGTTAACACGCTCACTAACCTTAGCCCTGCTACTCTGGGAGTTGTCCGTGTCTTTAATCCTGTTACACCATCAGGAGGTTTAAATGCTGAATCTATTGAGGAGGCGAGATTAAACGGGCCCTTGTCATTAAGAGCTTTAGACAGAGCCGTGACATTAGAGGACTTTGAGACGCTTGCTCGATTGACTCCATCGGGGGGCGTAAAGGCGGCTAGAGCAGATGGATCGGAGCCTTACCGTGTCCGTGTTTACATATCTGCAGAAGGAGAGAATCCTATCCCAACGGGGAGATGGTATCCCGAATTAGAGGCAGGGACAGGACTTATTGGCGCGGTAGGCAGGTGGCTACTAACAAGAAAGCCTGTTACTACGCAATTAGAGGTTCTCGCACCCACAGCGGTTCGCTTGTTTACGCGCTTAAGAGTATCATGTCTTCGTAACATATTAAGAAATGAGGCTAAAACTGAGGTACTGAGCAGTATACAAATAATGCTTGATGACATTAATGATGTATTTGGCAGAAATCTCCCGATCTCAAGGTTAATTCAGATCGTAGAGAACACTCGGGGGGTTGACTTTGTGAATGTGTTAGAGTTTAGGCGCGTACCTGAGCTTTATTATCTTAAAGGTTCAGAGTATTCCATATTAGGATCAACGATTGATGTTACCCCTAGCGTTGACGCAACTCCTACGCGATATAAGATTATTTGGCGTAACTCACAGCAGTTCACAATGCAAGCTGAGCACTACGGTGACATTAGAGAGTCTTACAGCTCAAGAGCGCCAATCCTCTACACTGCGAATACGGATTCTGATGTATTTTTCTATAACTTTTTGGCAGATGAAGACACGCCCGCTCGTGTTAAGCAATTATCTTTCTCTGTGACAATCGGCAATAATACGCCATCTCGCGGAGATGTATGGGGGTTCTGTTTAGATGCTTATGTTGGTAACATTAACCTTAATCCTAATGAGCTTATCGTACCTACGCTCACAATAGACCAAACACTTGATCAGACCTCTTATCAGATCGAGATACTAGGGGGTATATAATGCCTACAGATAACTTATGGCAGTTTCGCTTTACTGAACTCTACGGAGATTATGGACGCGCTGTCGACACACTAGGCAACAATGCCCCTATTCACTTAGAGAGTTTTCCATATCCAGAGGTAGAGATACCTACCATCAAGGGTTTAGTGTCCATCTCTCGCCCTTGCGCCATTTTAAAATTTAAAATGGTTACGGATGCGACGCATACCCTTACGGGAAAAGTACGCGTCCTGTGCTCTGCTAATAAGTTTGTTCGCGACCCTTTAGACTTTAATATAGACCTGTTAGATCTATCCGACCATGAGTTTGATTTAGATGTTAATGATGTGACCCAAGAGTACACTCTGGTCATTGAATCACAAGCATCTACAATGCTGTATGTGTCTGTAGCGTATGAGACTGATCAAAGCCTATGGCTTTTTAGCGCGTCCAACCTTATGGATCGTGTACTAATTAGAGACTCTATTGGGTTATGGGGTGATAGACTCTTCTCTTCACTCCCGATGTATCAGCAGACAGAAGATCAAAATCACGATGACGCTCTATTCCGGTTATTAAAACTATTCGGCATCGCGTTCGACGATGCATACTCTAGGGCAAACCTACCTCACTCTCTTTATGACTACGAGAGAGTTGACGCGGCTCATCTCCCTTTTATTGATCGTCTTATTGGATGGCCTACCAACTTTGAGCTGCCGGAGAATTTGAGAAGACGCGAAACAGGTCAAGCCGTTGACTTGTGGAAGACTAAAGGATCTGCTCGCGCATTAGAGCTCGTCATGCAACGCACCATTGGATGGGACGTTGAGATCTTTGAGGGATGGAGACACGTCGCGCGAACCGCCATAAGGACTCCATCTCAACCTAACGATTGGATTGAAGGACAAACCGACCCCAACTCCACCCTAGACGCTGATCTGCAATTTACAGGAGTATGGGATAGCCTATCACCTAATCAGCTGATGACTTGGAGCCCTCGCGATAGTACAACCTTTACAAGCGCAAATAGCTCCGTACTCGTCTTACCTTCTCCCGACAAAGATTGGAAGAATGTAAACGGCGTTCTAATACGTCTATACCCTTCACAAGATGCAAAGGTAACGCTCACGCGATTAGCGTTGACTAAGGCACGCAACTTACTTCCTTTGTTTGTGCTACACTCAGCAGACGTGTACTTCTTGATCTTAGACGCGCATCAAGAAACACTTAATATAGGGCTCACTGTAGAGTTTGACGATGACTTTGGCTCTCGCCATGCAAACGATATTCGGCTTGACATTTTAGACCACTTCTCCAACACTAAGAGCAACAAGTGCTTGTTTAAAACTTGGAGTGTTTTTGAAGCGGAAAACAGTGAAACAAACGATGAGAAATATCGCTTACATCACTCTCACATCGAGTTCTTATGTGACTCCTCTAATCAGTTGGATCAAACACCATAATCAAAGAGAGCAGATATGATTGAGCAAATCCCGCGAATTTTAAGCGGTAAGTGGCAAGACAAATACTATAAAGAAGGTACTCTTGTTCATGAATCTGAGGTTCAACACAACCAGATTCAAGATAACGCTTACGTCGTAGTAGCCTCATTACTCGCGAATCAATTTGATGTTGTAAGAGTACCTGTTCAGACTCCCACAACTTTTGGTATTAGCTATATTGATTACGGCTCAGGCGACGCCTCTTGGGACTTGCCCGCAACTGTTGTAGACCAACCCTCGTCTGATGCTAAGATTCATAATGCGGTTTACCGACAAGAGATTTCGCAAAATCAGATTAGCTTCGTTCCTGATGGTGATCCCTTTGGAGGCAACCAATCAAGCCTAACCCCGACTAACCGAATTAGAGTAAGCCTAACGCTCACAGAGCTTGAGTTTGTCGGACAGCTTCGGGAGTTCGGCTTATTTTGTCGTTACGGAGATGACATAGCTAATCAAGCTCTGATTAATCAGGGCTTAATTTTTAATTGGGTGGTTCACCCGCTTATTGATAAAGACGATAGCTTACGTTTAGAGCGCGTCGTAGAGATCACAATAGAGAACTGCAACTAATAGAGGACATCAACATGGCTGATACATCAACTCCAAACGTATCCATTTCAGGCACTTTTGATCGGCGTGACTTATATAAGAGTGTACGCTTTCAACAGGGTAAGCCTGTTTTAGACACTGAGCTTAATGACGCTCAAGACATGACTATTGAAGAACTGTTATCTAAGGCGCGATTAGACCAACGCTTTAGCGGTATTGAGACATCACCATTTGAATGGGCAGTAATGCCTGCAAATGTAGATCCTCAGAACACGATGAATAATGACAACTTCGCGGTGACTATTGGGCGCTTACCTACAAGAGCGGGCGTTATAGATACTGAGAGTCTATTTACGGCTAACGACGGTGACTTTACGATTGCCTATGACTCCTTCCTGTTAAAACAGGTTGGAGGCGCTGAGACGATTGATTACGGGAACTACGTCTTTAAGGGAAAAGTGAGCGAGGTAGATGCTACTGACCCTAACAGGACGTTTAAAGACTTATCTAAGAACTTTGAATCGCATCACCTCCTTATGGAGACGACTACATCTTGTTCATTTGGAGTAGCGCCTAATCTCAAGAGCCTTAATGTTAAAACAGGCGCATGTCGAGTAGTGTTTACTAACGCGCTAAATCAAGCCAATGTAGGCGATGCTTATCCACTTATTGTCGCTTCAGGCGACATAATTAAGATGGAAAATCTTTTACCCGCACCGGTCTCTATAGGTGACGAGTATATTATAATCCCTCCGAATATGCTTACAAGCAACCGCTCAGCATGGGATCAAGCGAGCAACTTTGAGACGATTATCGGCAAAGAGGATAACCCACTGCAATTAGTGTTCGTAAACACTTGGCAAGAGGATATCTCTTCCGACGAAGATGGTGACATTCAGAACGCCAACATCGGCACTGAGACGACGCACCGTACTCAGCTTCGCTGGACTGTACGCATCGCTAACGTCTATGGAGATGCTATCTATGAGCTTGCTTCTGCGCTATCAGATTCAGGTGAGCACGAAACTGCAGACGATGCCCGTTCTCTTTTAGAGAATCTAATTACGACACAAGAGTTCGCTATTGGCTCTAATCGTGACTTGGAGTGGAACATTGGCGCAAACGGCTTCACACAGCAGACCTTACTGCTTTCAGCGGGCTCTATAACAGAGCACGACATTAGCGAAGATAATGCGCTCTCTAATCGTCCACAATCTATACTTGGCGTACAGAAGGTATCATCACCTGTTTTACGTAAGATGGGCGATGATGGTTTACTAAACCTCGATATTCTCAAGGCAATACTAGGGCTTCACACTACTAATGGTAGTGCTGTTGCCTATGATCGTTACCTTAGTGATCAGCTGATTCTCCTCGTATGTAGCTCGCCATCAAAGCGTCTACATCAAGAGTTCTTAATCAATGGCGCTCTTGCTTCTGATCTCGCTAACTTCCCTAATGGTGCAGCTCCCGCTGTAAACAGCGACTCACTATCACCGAGATTTTGGCCTAACTTAGATCTCGCGCATCAATTTGATATGCTCGTTATTGATACTCAAGATGCAACAGTTCCACGTTTTTGGAACAGACCAAGAGTCTCTCCGAACGCAAACGGCTACTATACTCATATCTCAGGCTCGGACACATTTAGCGTACAGCCTTCAGTATACGTCGCACCTCCTCGTATCTTCCTTAAGGCAAGCGACGCTACCTCTGAGATTGTTCGCGCGCGCCAAGCATTTTATGGCGCTACACCTTATCGGGCTATGGATCAACTCCGATCTGTATACGCGCCACTTGTCTTAGACCGTTTATCACTTGCTGAAGGCGAGACTCTACGACAGGTGTTGTTCAACTCTTTGGATGGACGCTTAGACTCTTACGACAATGCGCTTCTAGCCGTAATTGGGCAGGCAGGCATTACTCAGCTTCGCACTACCGGCAACAGCCCCGCCACTCAATCAGGCACTCTATTTAGGATAACGCCATGCGCTAACCTATTATTAGGTGACGATCACGCGATAGGTAATGCAAGCTCTGGTACAACTTATCGTCAAGCAGACGCATCCTCTGTAAGCAACAACTTTATCGACGCTACGAATTACGGTGATGTCCGTACATTCGGTACTATTGACTTTGAAGACCCACTGTATTCGGCAAACTCACAATGGGCTGATCACAACAAGGGCGCTAATCTTGGAGGAATGGCTCAGCTGTCTCAACAAGATGCGTCGTACTTTGTACGCGAGAAGATAAACGGATCAAACACTGTTGATTACAATGACGAATCTCTAGGGTGGAGCCGTTCTAAGAGCTCTAACGAGCAACGACTTTGGCACGAAGGAATCGCGCAGGCTAAGGCTTTCAAGGACTCCTTTAATCTAAGAAAATTGGCTATTAAGACCTCCGCTCATGCAGAGGGTGACTTGTTCACGATAGATCAACCTTTATGGTTTCAGGGTTTAGATTCTTTTACCGACACCTTAGACCTTCTAAGTAATTCAACAGTGACGCCACAGGGTGGGCCTGCTTATTTTGATCAGAGCCTTTACACGGCTTTTGACGCACTAAAGTTTGGCCATGCTACTGTACTCGCAAGCTCTCGATCTGCGATTAGATCACAGCGCGCTGATGTAGAGGTCAAGGGTACGATGGGTATTAGCTCAGCTGCGGGTACCTCTTATGCTCCAACTATTGGAAACGATGGATTTCAGGCGCTCTCAAAAGCATTAGGGCATACCGCGACTAACAGCACTTTACTACCATTCTTGAGTAACATTAGTGGTTCAACTTCGATTACTCGCCTAGATCAAGGATCTTCATCTAACTTAGATGATGTGCATCAGGCTCGCTACTACGATGATATTGAGACTTCGTCTGCTAAGATGAATGAGCCTCTAAAGGGTGCTTGGGGTCGAAGAGAGCTATCGCTTACTCGACTTATGACGCAGGCATCATCCGCATCAAGCAGTCCATCAGAGGATCGCCCTCTGTATATGCCTTCTACGTCTCTGGACACTAACCGCGCAACAGCACTTCGACTTCGTTACCACGTTGGAGATTTCTATCCCGGCGAGTTAGACGCAAACGGTGTACCATCTAATCTGCTTGTTGATAGCTTAAACTTGTTCGTTCGCGTAGAGCCTTTGAGCTTCACACATTGGATGACAATGCCTAAGCATCAGCACTCGATCTTAGAGGGTTCGATGGACTTAAGCGAAGCGATTGCGACGCTCCTCGATATTTCTAACGGACGCGGTATCCCCGACCATCTATACTCATTAACAGCGTCATATGCATCTGAGACTGATGATTCAGATTTCCTATTCATTGACAGCGATGAGGGTAACGTCATCCCGAGATCTGCGCTTGATCTTGAGAGTTTTGCTCTTTCTAAGAATGAGCCTCGCCTGATAAGGAATGATCAGACATTAACGCTATTAGAGGCGCATTCACGTTATTACAACTCTGAGATCGCGATCGCCTTTAGAGCTTTAGCAATAAACCTGTTTAGCGTACCTAATAACGGGCAAGGGGCTAATGGAACTGATATCATCTTTGGAGTCATTGCGGGCAGTGAGGTTGACATAACTGCGGTTGTACCGACGGGCAATAACCCATTCCCCGTAGCTTCTTACTTCCAAGCTATTGGAATTGAGGCGAATAACGGACAATATAGTATACTTTCGAAGTGGGTCGCGAATCCTGAATGGAAGATTTTATTTGATCGTTGGGCTTCAAGACGAAATCGACCGCTATCAGCGGAGGTTTTAACAAATCCCGCACTAACAGAGACAGCTCTTAAAGACTTCTATCTTGACGTGGCGAATCATCTTAAGGATATCCTAAGCTCGTTCTTGTTTAACAGCAGTACGCTCGCTAAGGACTTAGATGGTCTCATCGATGCAGGCGCTCTGCGCTCTGATACGCTTTATGAGGCAATCGCAGATTTGCAAGCACCTAATAATCCCGCGACAAGCGGTCTTGCTACTACGACTCCGATCATTAGTGAGTGGCTTTCTAAGCTATCACCTACGGCTTTAAAGCGAATGTATCCCGCATTGGCTGGAGCACGTGATCAAAGCAACAACCCGAATGCCTTACCTGTAGTGTCTGCGCTATCACTTAAGGCGCTTACTGACCTGATCCAAACACAGGTAAACCAAGATGGTGAGCTTAAGGACTCTTCGGGATCTAGCGTTACGCTTACTGATTTCTTTAGGGATCTCCTTGAGACTAATGCTGTGCAAATTGGGTCTGTTGATCCTGTAGCAGTCTGTATCCCTAGCAATGCACAGCCTTATATTCATTGGTGGCACCCTAACATGGACGCGCTACAAGCACCGGGCGGTGAGGATGGATTTTGGCTGAACAGCACAGAAGGCAACACTCAAAACTCAGATGACACAAGAGTTAGATATCAGGCATACCCTGAGTGGTCACGCGAGAGCATGGTTTACACGGGGATCGTACCTATAAGCGATCGCCTTACTGCGAGAGCTCGTGGAATTATGTCTAACCAGCTAGGAATCAGCAATTGGCGTAATGTTGCGGGCTTTAACGAGAGTAGCTCTAATGAGACGGACGCTGATACAGATAATTCAGCTGAACAGATTAATGCGCTTCGCCTATTTAACGGAATAACGGGCTTGTTCCCTGGTTCGGACAGTGAAGATGGATTTGTTCCTGCTGTTGAGAGCTTCTATAAGACTGCTTTTGACTATAACGCGGCACTAGGGTCAATTAATCCTCATGGAGAAGGCTTTAGACTTGGCGACAACAGTGACGCTGATCCTGAAGGTAACAGCTTCAACTACATCCCGTACTTCTCTCATAGTACGGGCGTTCTTGGATTTGGCGGGCTTAATTTACCAAGCTCCGTTGGATTTGCGGATGGTCTTGATTATGAGGAGAATAACTACACGGGACAACTCAATGCACAGCAATATAATAGCTGGGCTAATTGGTTCCCGTATCTCCCAAGCGTAACGCATCAATATGGCGATTCTTTTAACAACACGCTTCTTGTTGCAAATAGCGGAACAGCGACGAATACGATTAAAGATCGTTTGGTTAGAACGGTGTTCCATCAAGCGACTCGTCCGGTTTATTTACCCGCGTCCATGTCGGTCATAGACAATGTAAACACAAACGCGGCGCATCAGGGAACGGCTTCATTTACTCCGATATCGGGCTATGATGCTTCATCAAGAAATGAAGACAATCAGTATGCATACAACGCGGGGTATAACCCGCTGATTAGCAACCCGAGACTTGAGGTCATGGATAATAATGATCCGAGAGACGCGTATTATGATGTTCGAGGTCTTCCATATGATGCGAACACCTTGCGTGTATTACAGGCTTTAGATTCTTCACGTCTCACAGGATTCAATGGACGAACGGAGGTTACAGACAACGACTTCTCTGAGATTATTCCTGATTCATTACCGCATACGGAGCCATTCTCGGGTGCGGCTCTCCGCTCTGGGCTAAAGACAGACACGCTTGCTTGGATTAACCTCTATGTTAAGACGTATAGCCGTACTTATGGACATAACAGCATTCATCCGTACAGCTACTTGGATGACGCTGATGATCGCCCTTCATGGCACATTGACTTTGCGGACTCTAGGGGCATCGTAAGCGGTAAAGGTCCAGATAAAGATGTGGATACCTTAATGATGGGTGACATGGGTACGAATGTATTCGTTACTCGTCGTTCTGTGTTCTTAGACCCACTTTGTTTGGGTGTTGGTGCAACGCGACAAGACGGTACTCTTGTCCATGATAGTGATAATGACTCGCTACGAGAAGACAATCTCACTTTCCGTGATATCTTTGATATGTGTGGCTATGAGCGTCAAGCTAAGGGTGTATTAATGACTTCTGAAGGCACTACGCTTAATCAGGGCTTGTTGTATACATCATCTATGTGGAGCAAATTGGGGATGCAGACTAAGCTGATGTTAAACAGCTCTATCCGCGTTCTGCATAATAGGCCGGGAGGTGCAATCGCTTTGGGCGGGGCAGCATTAAATTATGGAGGTCTTTCATCACCGACTAAGAGCCTCACTGAGATGTTCTTAGCTGTTGATGCTGAGACTAATCAGCTTAAGAGACTACCTCGCACTAACCTTACTTCCCCATCTAATAAGCCTTATATTCATTTGGAATCAATGATTGATACAGGTGACATAAGCAACTTAGGCGGTAGCCGTTTGCATCCTAACTTTAAGTGGATGAAGCCTCTAAAGAGAATGGTGTCAACAAACCTATCGGGTGGAGCGAACCAAGATGGTGTTCAATTCCGCAACTCTGAGGATCTTCAACTTAAGCCCACTAATAATACTTCGGATGTTAAGCAGTATTGGCTTGAAGGTGAAAACGCGCTCGTTCAATCGGGCAGTACCTCAGAGGCCGCATTTGAGCGTTCACTCATCCCTAGCCATACGGGAGACACGTTTGCTTCTGATCCTTTTGATACGCTTTGGGATCTTGGCGCGGGTATTACTGAGGTTCATTCTCCTGTCGCTAACTCTGCGCAGAACAGTGGTGTTGAATATGAGCTACTGAGCAGTCTTGGCCGTATGCATGAGCAGGCATCCTCACTTCGGCTAAACGCGCCTATTGGCTTGTCTTCAAAGAGCCTCAATGACAGCGTAGTGACTCCTAATGAGCTTACATTGCCCGGAGATCATGAGATTGTATTCGTACTGTATACAGGTAATCATGGGCAGTCATTCGCAGAAGATTTACCTGAGGGCATCAATCCTCCCGTAGCAGGCTGTCACATTAAGGCATCTATTGAGGTTAACCGCCCCTCTGAGCGTACAGACTCACCGCACCTAGCTGAGCACATTAATGAGCGAGCTATCCACTATGGGGTACAGACACCTAGCTCTCAGCTACCCTTTAGCGCGTCAACAAGAGACGAGATTAAGATCGTACCTCAAGGATTAATGACGTTCTCGGTAGCGGGTGGAAGGCCAACGCTTGATAATACAGTATACGATGAAGATGGTAACGAGATCTAAGACTTTTATAAAACTATGGTTGAATGTGTAATGAACAACGAAGAACTACTGAAACGATTAGAGCTACGCTTACGCGCGGATTTAATTGACCTCTCAGATGATGAATATGAAGCTTACCTTGAGACCATGACTATGGGAGGCAGTGATGTCGTCATAGACGACTTCAATAAGCGCACTAAGAGTTCAAGGGTCATCTATAAGACGATCTCTATACGCGGAAAGACTCGACGCATTCCTGTTACTGTTGACGTAACTCAGCGTGTTCCCGATACACATCAATCCGAAGACGGCTCTGTGGCGATTATGCGCGCTCTAGGGTTTGATCCATCTTTGGACATCTTGTCTGCGCTTGAATCCTCTGACTCAGCGTTCTCTGTGTTATTAGGACTATACGAGGTCAATGACATCATTGAATGCGAGGACAAATGGGGAGTAATCACAAGCATTGACCTTGATAACTCTAACTTCACTATGACAAGCCTATGTGATAAGATCACTGAAGCTACGCACGACTTACTCACCATCTCAAACGCATATAGGTGCATATTATGAGCGAAATCATGACTTCTGTTTTAGAGATCCTTATCCCTGTACTCGCGAGTGTCTTGACTGCGCTTGCAGCGATAGCTATCCGCAAGCTACAGGCTCGCTTCGACATTGAGCTGTCACAGCAACAAAATAATATGATGCTTGGCCTTGTTCGGAATGGAATCGCTTCCGCTGAAGAATGGGCCGCGCGCGAGCTAAAAGTAGATGGCTCACGAATCGTCTCAGGTCGCGACAAGGCACAGCGTGTCATTGGTGTCGTAAAAGCCATGTACCCAGAGGTACAAGAGTCTGAGATCGCAATGCTTATTGACGCTGAGATCGCGCGTACTGATGATCTTGGATCAACCGGAAAGTCCGTTCGGGTATGACCGCCCTTAGCCTAATTCTTGGGTTTATCGCTTCTGTGTTACCGAAGATATTAGATCTCTTGTCTCAACCTCGCAAAGAGGATATACCTAAGACGTCTTACATTAAGGAGATCAATCGTGCACAGAACGAACAAGACATTGAGATTGCTTGGGCTAAGCACGACGCTGATCTTGAGCGGTTGCTGTAGCCTTTGTAAGCCTCCTACGACGAATACAGCGAAGCCTATTGTGATCACTATAGACTCATCGGACATTACTAAGAATGAAGATGGTTCTTTTCGTGTGTCTAAAAAATGGATGCTGTATCGTATGTCTATTGAGCAAAGACTTAAGGTAAAGCTCGTCGAATGCAGGGAAAAGCTATGACCAACACGTTTGATACGCACCTCATCATTGGTGATACTTTTGAACTTAACGTGTATTGGGAAGACTCTGAGGGTAATCGTATCCCTTTGTTGGGTAAGACGATCCGCTTCGCTATTCGTTTTACCAATGAGACGCTGTACGATAAGACCTCTGCATCTGATGAGATTAATCGACCTGAGATTACTGATCCGACGCGAAAGGGTGAGATCCTTATATCTATCCCACCATCTGAGACAGCTGAGTTTACATCAGGCGCTCTTGAATACGACCTAGAGGTCACTGAAGACGCTATAGGTTGGAAAAAGACCATACTTCGCGGTAGAATAAACACACTTACTGAGACTGCGAGGTAGCTCATGCCTGATTATATAGTCGTGCGAGAAAGAGGAGTAAAAGGCGCAGACGCGCCATTTTTCCGTGAACTCGCGCTAACGATCCCCGCTGATTGGGATAAAAACTTTACTCTTAGCGCTAATCTCGCCTATGACCCGGACACTAATCCTTATGTGTACTTACTATATAATGGATTGCGCTATGGTCATGAGTTCTTTAACGTTAACAATAACATTGTAACTTGGAACCACCCTTATCTCGATTTGGATGAGGGTGACACTGTTTCTCTTTGGTATGTCAACCAAATTTAGATTTAAGGAGGCTCTGCTATGAGCTTAAAACCAGAACAGATTAAAATTGATGCCAATGATAAGCTCATCATTAGCGGAGCTAAAAACGGCGCAACGGGTATTGCACAAGGTATGGGAGCTCACGCTGATTCACAGCTAACGTTTGCTCTTGAGACCACAGGAACGGCTGGTATTAAACTGTTCCTACGCGATAGCGCCATTCACGGCTCAGCTTCTGCTGTTTCAGGCCAATCCTCTCAAATTGAGGCGGCATCTATTGGCGCTGATGACTTAGCCCCTAACGCGGTTAACTCGGCCAAGATTTTAGCGGATGCTGTAGATGAGACTAAGATTGAGGGCGCTGATGGCGCATCCACCTCAAACGATTATGACTTTTCAGGCGTAAACTCATTCTTAGTACCGACACCCACTGCGGATGGTCATGCTGCGACTAAGAAATATGTAGATGACAAAGCACAAGGTCTTGACTTTAAAGACTCTGTTGTAGTGGCGACAACAGCCGCGCTTACCGCAACTTATAGCTCTAGCGAGCTAACGCTCACTAACGCGGATACTCAGGCGGCTTTTGCGCTTGATGGGGTTACTGTGACCGCAGGCGAGCGCATCCTTATTAAAGATCAGGCAGACGCTTCACAAAACGGCATCTATGTTTTATCTACTGCAGGAGATGGCTCAAGCAATTGGGTATTGACCCGCGCATCTGATTTTAACTCTGATGCTGAGATCACATCAGGCGCGTATGTACTTACGACCGAAGGTACCTCTAACAAGCTCAATGCTTATGTTCTTGAATCCCCTTCAGGTGGGGGTGATCCGACATTAGACACTGATGACTTAAGTTGGCTCTTGTTTAGCGGTTCTGCGACTTCCGTTTCGGGCGGAAATGGTATTTCTGTAAGCGGTGTTACCGTAGCCGTAGATCGTGCCACTGCGAGTGGTTTAACATTTATCTCAAACAAGCTCGCTGTCAATGTCGCAAACGGGCTTGAGATTTCCTCTGATGAGGTAGGCGTACAACTTGGCGGGCAGAGCGCAAGCAACCAAAATGAATCGCTCATTGTAGCGTCTTCAACAGGTAATGATGGACTCGCTGTCAAGGTAGATGCTGATACGATTAGTGTTGGAACAAACGGCTTACAAGCGGCTGTCCTCGCTAAAGGGATCGAAGGCGGTGTTGCAGCTGATGTAACGGGGAGTAGCCCCGGCACAACAGGTATCACTCTTTCTAAGATCCCCGCACAGGACTGTGATGTCTTTGTATTCATCAACGGCGTTCTTATGCTTGTTGGAGACGCTACGACTACAGGGGCTGAAGTATTCTTTATGCCTGCTAGTGATACAAACGTCTCTAATGTACGTGGATTCAATAGCCTTCAGAGTGGCGATGAGCTGTGGTTCGCGCCTAATGTTGCAGGATTTGACTACGACGCGTCTGAGGATGAGGTAAAGATTAGCTTCATGGCGCTGTAATAGTTTTATAAAACTACCCTTGAAACTGTAATGAGAAAGAACATGATATGCCAATAATACCCGGCAAACAGGTAGCCGCTTTAGAGCCTGCTTCAACGACTTATACTACAAGCGTATTAGAGACTGATAGTGTCGTCACCGCTAATAAGGAAGATGATCAGGTTATAACAATCGCAGGCAAGAGCACTGAGCGGGTATTCGTGCGCAATATTCGCGTAAGTAGATCTGCAAGCCAATATAACAGCTCGTCTTATGGGAACTATAACGGCTCTCAGGGCTACTCTATTCGTCTAGAGCTTTGGTCATGGGTATCTGATTCCTATGATTACACCACAGCGACAGTGGACACGGATGGGCCTAACTTATTGGCTTGGCAACAAACAGATACTACTTCTTATGACGCGAGCACTGCGTCTCTTGTTATTGACTTTCCTTTTAGCCATTGGTTTGGCCCGACCTTCCCCGATGTAGCCTCTAGCTCCGTTAAATTTGCGGTAGTTATTTATGACACATCGGGGGCTTCGTTGGACAACGACACGACGCGCTATGATGTTAAGATCGAATACGACAAGATAAGGAGTATATAATGTTTGGAGTTCTTTACGTTCAGGCACATGATGCCGAAGGCGATCTTGTTTTGGTGGGTTATCCCGCTGTACGGCTATCAACGCATTACGGAGCAAACACACCTCACAATCATGGCCCTAAGAAGGTTGAGATCATTGTAGGCCGTCTTAAGGGCAGACAGTACTCTCCTCAATTCTTAGAGTCTGGATCAACGCCT